AAGTTACGAACTGGTTGAAATAGCTGGCTGTTTACTATAATGGTAGACATACCATAAACGGCTAAGATCCATACAATCATTGAAACTAAATATTCCATTACGGTAATCCTGTTGTCTTTGCTATATCGAGCTTTGCATACTTTAAAGTGTCAATGTGGTGCTTTCTAAACTCTTCATTACTGTCATACCAGGGCTTTCTCATTATTCCTGAAGACTCATGCCTAATAATGATAGGCACCGTATAATTATTATACCCCTTTAGATAGGCCTCATACGTCCAAAACATATCATACCAGTCCCAAGGAGAGGTTAAGTATGCCGGTTGATATAACCCTAGAATATCTTGAAGCGTTTTATAGGTTGTTGCCAGGAAACACCCATCTAAGATTAAAACTTGGCCTGCGGGGCCGAAGTAGTTGGGGGACATAGTTTCAGCGTTGTCTCCCTGAAATACGAATCCCCTAGCTTCTCCAGAGTTCCTAGAGACCCACCAACCCTGTGGAGGCAACCAGCAACCTCCTGCGACCCCTACAAACCCTACCAGGGGGTTCCTCAGCACTGATAAATACCGTCTCACATCCTGAGCATTGGACAGAATATCTACGTCATCATGCAGTAGAACTATAATATCAGTATTCAGTAGTCCGTAAATTCTTCTAAATTGTTCTAGGTTGTCCCTGTGACCCTCATAAATACTTTTAGAGTCATAAGCTACCTTAAGCCTAAAGTCATCATTATCCCTGATAAATGCCTTTAACCTTTCTAGAGCTTTAGGCGGGTTGTCCTTACGACTACATACAGAAAAATAGATCATGGATTCTAATAATAGCAAAGAAGTAGACAAGATAAAGAATGAATTTGCTAAATGCTCAAAAAGTTGTGAGTATTTCACAAATAACTACGTCAAGGTAGTTCACCCTATGAGAGGTATGGTTCCTTTCAAACTATACCCATTCCAAGAAAGAATCTTAGACGAGTTTCAAAACTATCGGCTAACCATCCTTCGTAAGTTCAGGCAGGCTGGATGCACTACTTTAATGGCATCTTACGCTCTTCACTTTAGTATCTTCAATCCTAACAAGAGAGTAGTCCTCTTGTCTAAGGATGATGCGGCAGCTAAAGAAATCATCTTCCGTATTAAAATCATGTATGACGAGCTTCCCTTCTGGTTAAGGCCTAAAACTACGAAAAACAACGATCACACTTTTGCGTTTGAGAATGGGTCTGCTATTCAATCAAAGGCGTCTAGTAAGCAGTCTGGACGCTCCATTTCGGCTTCTCTTTTGATCTTGGACGAGGCTGCGTTCATCGAGCATATTGATACTATCTGGGCTGCTGTCGGCCCTACCACGTCAACAGGTGGTCGAGTAGTATCCTTATCAACGGTAAACGGTATTGGTAACTGGTTCCACAAGATGTATACCCAGGCTCAGGAAGGGTCTAACGGATTCCACCCTATTGATATCTCCTGGGAGGAGCATCCAGAATACAAGAGGCATGAAGGTTACGAATGGCTTTACGAGCAGATGGAAGCTTGTAATCCTCCTATCAATGTTGATAAGTGGGAGGATATGACCCGTAAAAAGCACTCATACAAAGAGTGGCTGCAAGAATATGAAGCAAGCTTCTTAGGAACTGGTGAGACTTACGTAGACGGTGAGATCCTTAAAGATCTTAAGGAAAACTGCAATGACGATTACTGGATTAAATACAACAATCGGATGAGGATTTGGGAAGATCCCAGACCTAATCATGAGTATGTGTTAGCTGCTGACCCCTCTATTGGCCGAGAGCGAGATTACTCAGCTTTCCACATTATCGACATATACAACGGTAAGCAGGTAGCCGAGTTCTACTCCAACAGAACTCCTATTAATGAGTTTGCTAAGATCATAGCAGATGAAGGCAGACTATACAATAATGCATTTGTTTGTCCTGAGAGGAACGGTGTAGGCCACAACCTGATTTACTTCCTCCAAGAGGACCTAGAATACGAAAATCTGGTTATGGATGAGAAGCGAGAGATAGGTATTTTAATTACTCAGAAAAATAAAGAGCAGATATTGGCAGACATGGAGCATAACATTAGGGCTAGCAGGGTACTTATAAATTCCGAAAGACTGGTTAATGAGCTTCTTACTTTCATTATTGACCCTGAAACAGGCAAAGTAAAGCCGGATGCTAACTGCCATGACGATTTAATTATGTCATTTGCTGCTTCTGTTAATATTTTTAATAACTTAAGAGGGAACGCCTTCATAGAAAGGGAAGAAGATAAATCTTATACCCCTCCTGACATTCAGAACGCTTATACATATAAGATGAAGACCTCTACTGGGGAACTCACTGAAGAGAACTTAGCATGGCTGATCGGAAAAACAAAGAGATCTTGGGAAGAGTAGACGAGGGGGCCGAAGGCTATACCCAATTCTCTGACCCTCACAACCCTTACACTAGGCCTTACGGTCTAATAGGTAGATTCTTCAAAAAGTTCTTCTCTCGGGAGGCAGAAGAGAATAAGCAGGAGTATAACATACATGCCCACACCAAGCGGGCCGTAGACCCTCCCAAGCCCCTACAGGGCGACGCTGTTCAAAACCCCGACGTTACCCGTAATCCTGCTGAGTTTGGGCATAGGCGAACCTACATGCCTATTCTGGCTCAGAACGAGTATGACCGGAAGAAGCGTTATAAAGAGTATGAGGACATGGACGGCTATCCTGAAATCTCCTCTGCCTTTGATATCTACAGTGATGACTGCACACAGGAGAACATTGACGGAACTGCTTGGGATATTGTAACTGATGATGAGATGTCTAAGAAAGAGGTTGAGTCATTATTTGATCAGATAAACCTCACGCGATACTTATGGGACATTGCTAGGAACGTTGTAAAGTATGGTGACATCTTCCTAGAGACTATTATCGACCTTAACAACGCTAAGGCTGGTATTCAGCGACTAAAGATCTTAAACCCGAACTACATCTACCGTATTGAAGATGAGTTTGGCTACCTGAAGCAGTTCATGCAGGAGATTCCGCGTAAGAACGACTGGACTACCTTTGGTGCTGTAGGTCCTCACCTGGATGACGCCCAGATGCTAAACTTAGATCCAGGTCAGATTGTTCACCTACGACTTCACACGTCTGATCCTACTCACTACCCTTACGGCAAAAGCATAGCTGCTGCTGCTAGAGTAACCTACAAGAGTCTTAAGATGATGGAGGATGCGATGCTCATCTATCGTCTTGTGCGTGCGCCGGAGCGTCGTATATTCTACATTGACACAGGCTCGTTACCCGCTTCTAAGGCTGAGATGCATATTAAGAAGCAGATGGATAAGTTTAAGAAGCGTAAGAGCTATAACTCTCAGACGGGTAACATTGAGGAGAACTTTAACGCTCTCGCTGCTGATGAAGATTTCTACATCGCTGTAAACGGTCATGGCAGTGGAACTAAGATTGAGAGCTTGCCGGGGGCTGACAATTTAGGAGAAGTAGATGACGTTAAGTACTTTAGAGACAAGCTTTTAGCTGCTCTTAAGATTCCGAAGGATTACATTGTTGAGAAGGATCAGTCCCCTGAGCGTAAGGCTAACCTTTCTCAGCTTGACGTTAAGTTCGCCAGGGTAATCACTAGAATTCAAAAGTCTTTGGAAATTGGTTTAGAGACTATTGCAAAGCGACACTTAATGCTCAAAGGGTTCCCTAGCATCCTAGTTGATAAGATAAAGATTAAGCTTCCTGCTCCGTCTGATATGGCTCTAAAGAGAATGTTAGATACTGACGAGCAAAAGGCTAGAGTCGTCCAAGCCGTCAAGGGATTAGCTATTTTCCCAATGGAAAAGATTTATCAAGACTACTATCAGATGTCGGATAATGAGATTCAGGAAGTTAAGAAGGGTCTTGAGCAAGATATGAAGGATCCTGTATTCGGTCCTGCTATGCAAGCTGGTGGAATGGGTGGTGCTCCTATGGGTGGTGCTCCTATGGATCCCGGTATGGGGGAGCCTCCTGGCCCACCCATGGAGTCCGCTGAGAATACCCCTCCTACCCAAGAATCCATTGATTTTAACGCAATGAAGAACTTAGCTATTGAGGCTGGGTGTGACGATGAGCTTTTAAAGTTATTAGAAGAGATGGAAGATAAGTAGCTTTTATCCTAATTGGCCTGCTTTGCTGTTCTAAATAACTTTGATGATGTAAAGTATAATCTTATGTTTACTAACCTAATTGAAAATCGCGGAAGAGAGTTCAGCAACCTGATTAAGCTCGGGGACTACCTGTCTAGAACTTTGAGAGAAAATGTTGAACTTTTTAGTGTTGATAGTGGCTCTGTCACCTATCTCACTGAGAGTGGTTCGATCCTTAGAGGTGATTATAACTTTAAGCCTGATCTCAAGCTTTCCAACCTTGTTGTGGAAGATGCAGCAGTTTTAAATGATAAGAAGGTATTCGAAAGCATCGCTAACAAGCAGGTTTCAAATCTACTTGGAAACCTAATGCAGGATGATTACCAGGAGTCTGAGGAAACCTTTGATGATCTATTAGGTTTATTTGAGGCTAAGTTAACTTACAGCCGTATAGAGAAGAGGTTACAGGAAAAGACAGAAAGGTTTGGAGAATCCACAAACATCATCAACACTCCTGAGTTCCAACGTGCTAATGAGATTAAAGATAAGATTGTGAAGTTCCTAAAGGAAAGTAACATAATCGAGAAGTCGGTGGGTATCCGTAACGGCATGAAGCTGGCTACCTTAGTTTCTACATCGTTTGACCTCCCTCGCATGAGCGCGGAGCAGCTAGCCGAAGCTAAGACCTACAAGGTTAACCCTACTAAGTCTGCCAGCATCTACGAGCACCTATGCCGATCTGAGTTAATCCAAAAGGAACTTCTAGAGGCTAAGGATAGCTTTGAGAGCGTTTGGATTGATAACAGTAGCATTCAAGATCTTGCTGCCATGATTTACGAAAGTGATGAAAGTTCTATACGTAATCAAGTGGCTGTTGTTGTTTCCGAGTTCCCTTACTTTGGTTTAGCCTCTAAGAAGCAACTAACCAGTATTATTAGTAATTCCCTGTCCCTTGCAGAAACTAAAGTTACTAAGAAGGATATTTCTGCGTTTGTCTCTAACGTTTTTGAAATGAAGAGGCCGGTTAAGCAATACATCATTTCAACTCTAAATGAAAAGTATGGTATTGATGTTCGCAAGCTGACGGAGGTTCCTTCGTTCAATACGCTTTTGAAGACTGAGTCTGAAATTATTAAGGCCATTGCAAGTCACGCTAGCAAGGGTTCTGTTGTTAAATCTACATTACTTGAACTAGCCAACGTCCTTAACCGTAAGAATGGTGCGGAAGCTATTGATGTTGCGGATTTCTTAACTGAGCTATTCTTAGAAGCAGATCAAGGTAAGGCTTTAAACGAGACTAACCTAATGAGCTACCTAGACTTTACTAAGGTCGCAGATGACCTTGGTAAGATCGGCCAAGTTCTTAAGATGCTAGTTCCTGCCGTCCAGGATGTAGCCCAGGATGCGGAGCAAATGGCTGGTCAAGAAATTCAGCCGGGTCAAGGGGAGCAACAACCTCAAATGCCTTTAGGCAGCCCCGATCCAATGGATAGCGGTGATGAGGCTGGTATAAACCCCGAAGACACTGCTGAAGCTGATCCTGAGCTACCTGATGCTCAAGACACTGCTGACTTGGTAGGCAATGAGGCTGATGCTGAAGAGGCTATGGCTAACGGCGATATTGAACCTGCTCCTGAAGAAGGCGAATTACCTCCTGAGGAAGGCTTCGAGGAAGAAGGTGAAGAAGAAGGTGAAGAAGAAGGTGAAGAAGGCGAACTACCTCCTGAGGAAGGCTTCGAGGAAGAAGGTGAAGAAGGCGAACTACCTCCCGAAGAAGGCGAGGAAGAGATGGAAGGAGGGGACGTTCAAGACGAACTAACAGGTATTCTCTCTAAGGTTCAATCTCTACTTGCAGACTTAGTAGGCGAAGAAGACGCTGAAATGGAAGGTGAAGAGGAAGGCTTCGAAGGCGAAGAAGACTTTGAAGGTGGGGAGGAAGAAGACTTCGAAGGTGAGGATGAGGAAGAAGACTTCGAAGGTGAGGATGAGGAGGAGGACGAGGAAGAAGATAAGCTCGACCCAGAGCAATACAAGTCCTAAATAATATGACATGCCTTCACTATCATCTAATAACTACCCAGTAGGGATAGGTTACGATACCAACGGAGACCCTGCTGGGCTTTTAGAGCTTTCTTCAGTAAGTGCTACTGAGATAACAGCCGAGACCTTTCTGGCTAAGGCTTACAGGGTCGGTATCCAGTATATGATACCTGCCGCTGGGCCGTCTTCTTTCGATACTGCGGAAGATGCCCAGATAATACTTACGCCGTCGAACGATTATGCTGTTACAGGCATTCTACCACCATTAGAACTTGATACTAACATGGGAAGGCTTGTTACCTTCCAAAATTTTGGGACTCAGCCTTTGTGTGTATCCTCTACTGACTATCCCTTTAGAAAGTTTCTTAATAATCAATTCGATACCATGACATTCCTGGCTCAACAATCTTCGGAAGTTGAAGGGTCATGGTCTATTATTGCTAGCGGTAATTATTCAGTATAGCAATGGTTTCTTATAGCACAAACGGCTACCCTTTAGGGGTTGGATACGATAGTAAAGATCGTGCTAAGGTTTTCGTAGAGTTATCCTCTATAACTGTTAGTAGTGTTAGTGCCGCAGAATATCAGAATGTTTCCTTATCGTCATTAGATGACTTTTGTTCAGGGCATATACCCAATGAAGGTCAGGTATTAACATGGAGTGGATCTTGCTGGGCACCCTCAACCGTTATTGTAGGAGGCGCGACCGGAGGAGGAGGTGGGGGGCCTATATCTCTTACGTCTTTGCAGGATGTAACAGCTACTTTAGCCCCTCAAGATAACTACTTACTTGCTTACGTAGGTTCTTTAACAGCTTGGGATTCTTTAGATCCTCAAGATATCGTAGCAAACGCTGGGTATCTCATTGTAACAGGTGCTAATTACGCTATTACAGGCGAAGCCCAAGCCTGGGTTGAAGCCCAGGATTATGCTATCACAGGCGAAGCCCAAGCCTGGGTTGAAGCCCAGGATTATG